GGCTATTTCTTCGCGGTATTCGTAAAGCGTTGTTGCAGCGCCTTTAATTGCTTCGCCCGTACTTACAATGGTGTCACTTATTTTTTGCGCCCACTCTTGCAAGCGTCCATCTGCGGCCATGGCTGCAAACTCAGTATTAAGCGCTGTTATATTGGCCTTTAACCAGTCCATTGCGCCACTTTGCGCTATAAGGTTATAAAACTGCTCCATGTTGTCTTTAGCGTTCGATACTTGCCCGCTAAAGAGCGCCATTTGTGCTGCGGCTGAGCCAGCACTCGCGCGACCCATTTCATCTATTAAACCTTTTATTACATCACGGCCCAACTGGCCTGCACTTGATAGCTTTTGCAGCTCAACGGTATTTTTACCCGTGCTTTTTTCTAATAGTTCCCAAACAGGTATACCCCGTTCAATAAGCTGTAGTATTTCTTCGCCTTGTAACTTTTGTTTTGCCCAGGCTTGGCCTAATGCCAGGCTTACGCCTTCTACTTCTTGAAAACCACCGCCTAACTTTAAAGCTTGGTCGGTAATGGCCTGCATGGTGCCATCCATTGGATCAAGGCCAAAGGCTTTAAGCTTTACAAACGCCTGGCTTACTTCACCCATTTGCAAAGGGGTATTTTTGGTAAAGTCTTTTACCCACTCAGTGGCTTTTTCTCCACCAGCTATACCGCCCATTAGCGCCTGCATTTGCACGCCTAGCTTTTCAAACTTATCGCCTGTGGTAAATACTTGGGTTACTGCTTGGGCCACACGGTCAAGCCCCACATAAGCTGCGGCTAATGCGGTTACTTTGCCTATAATGCCGTCTAAACTTTGCGCTTGGGCACGTTGCGCTGTGGTTCCTGTGCGTAGGTTATTGCTAAATTTATCAACTGAGCGGCCAGTTTTATCAAACTGGGCTGCTAAATCGCGTTTGGCTGCGCGTAGATTATTAGTGTCTAGGTCTGATTTTTTAAGGGCATTTTGTAGTGCTGCGTGCTTACTTGTTTGCTGGGTAAGCTCGGTGCGCATTTGGGTTAGATCTTTTTCGGCGGCATCGAGTGAACGTGCAAGCTGCACAAATGGTTTATCGGTGTTTTTAGCTTCGGCTTGAAGTTTATCAAGGGCGAGCGCCGCAGCGGTTGTGGCTATTTCTTGTTGTTCTAATTTCTGTTTTGATTGTTCAAACGCGCGAATAAGATCAGCTTGGTTAGCTAACCCGTCTAATTCCTTAGCAAGTTTACCGGCTGTTTGACCAGTTTGTTTTGCACTAGTGTCGGTTTTATCTAGTGAATCACTGAGGTTTTTGGCTGCTGGATTAGCGGCATCGGCGCTTTGCTCAATATTTTCCAGCTCTGTTACAAGCTGCTCAATATTTTGCTTGCCAGTGGCTTCGGCAACAATGCGTAGGGCTAATTCTAGGGTTTTATTTGCCATGGCTTCAACTCAGTTTAAACACGGTTTAAAGGGGGGAATAAAGGGGCGAACGCCCCTTTATAAATACGCTTTGCAGGTTGTTAAGCGTCTATCTCGTCAATGTAGTACGGCTCTGTTTTGCCTGTTACCAGTTTGGCTGTCCCTTCAAGGGCAGCGGTTACAAACTCTGAGCTTGCTAAATCAAGTTCAGAGGTTGGCATCATTGACGTGTCATAAATTTCAAAGTTAACTTGCTTACCATTGGCTAGGTTTGTGCCCTCGCCAAAAATACGTAAGCGCGTTTGGCTTACTGTTGCACCGTTAATGCGTTTACCAGTGCGGGCGTTGTAAGAACCGCTTACAGTAATACTGCCACCAGCCTCTAATGCACCGCCTTTAATGGCGCGAATCATGCCTAGCGCAAAGTTAAACTCGTAATCAACACCCGCTACTTTCGTTTCGGTGGCTTGCTTTACTACTACATCGTTTGTAAAGTTTTGCCCTGGTACTGAAACCCACGATTGGTTAGTAGGCATGGTTACGGCTTCGTCGGTTAATGTTCCGGCTGCGTCGTTAATGGCGGCTACATCGCCCATAAGTGCGAGCGCAATCATTTCTGCTGGCTGATCGTCAAACTCCCATGTAATAACGGTTGGCTTACCTATTTTTACGTCATCAAGTGTTTGGCCTTTGCTGGCTTTTTTATTTGATGTACGTACAACCGAATCGGCTTCAGCTTTAATGCCTAGCTTAGTGGTGTTGATTGGACCAAAAATTTGGCCGGTGCTTACGCCTTGCTCGTTTAAACGGTCTACAAAAATGTTGCCCGCTAGTAAAATACCGTCGCTCATATTAAAGCGCTCCTTTAAGTCTCATTTGACAAGTAAAAGCCAGCGGGTAATACGCATGGCCTTTGGTGAATTGTGGTTTAGCTGGGGTGTTTACTCTAAGCCATGGCCCCGTGCCGTTAAGCACTTTGCCCGCCATAGCGCGAATAATGTTAGTTAGGTGCTCACCTGCATTTGTGTCTTGCTTACGCACCACCAGTACAACAATCCATGTTTGGGTTAGCTGCATTAAATAGCCGGCGTTTTTACTTTCTGGTAAGTTATCGCCGTAGTACATAAGGTGAATACTGGGGGTTGTTTGGCGGTCTTCTTTTACGTCGGCTAGTTCGTCGCTTAGGTAAACACGCTTAATGCCTGGTACTTGTTCAAGTGCCTGTTTAAGCGGGTTTTGAGCGGCAAAATAGTCGGTGGTAATTTCAAACATTAAATAAACCCCTTTGACTTTTCACGTGAAAACACAGTGCCTGAGCTTTGTATGGTGGCGGTGTCTTGCACTTTTGCGTCCTCGCCTAGTGCATTAACCCCAATGCTTAACTCGCCTTTAGCCACTGAGTTTAAAAACTTTATTGCGTCCTTGTATCGCGTTTCTATGTGCTCTGGGGTGTCGTTTGTGCCTAACTTATAACGAGCAATATCACAACAAAATTGCTCAAGTAGGTTAGGAACCGTTACAAGCGGCAATTCGTAACGTCCAGCTAAATAGCCGTTAATCATGTCGCTTGCATCGGTAATGGCCTGCTCAATAACTGCGGTATTAATTACATCAGCGGGGGCATCGTCGCGCTCACTTAAATAAATAAGTTCTTGCTCGCCAAAACGCTTTTGCATTGCGGCTATTGTTGCGTAGGCCATTTACTCGCCCTCGCCTGTTTTGGTTGCTTCTTGTAGCCATTGCCAAGCGTCATCACGCTGTGCGGCAGATACTTTAACTTTAACTACTTCGCCCTCGGTTTCGCCTGGCGCTTCATAAGCCACCTGATCAACAACCGGCTTAAGCTCCATTTGTGCATCAATCATTAAGGCAATTACGGGTTGTAGCTCAATGGGCGCTTGGGTGTAATCAACTTGAGCGTAGAGTTTAGGGGCATCTAAATTTGCACCCAGGTTATCTGCGTCCAGCTGTGGGTTCTGCGCAGTACTCGCATCGAGCGGTACAGCTTGCACCGATAAGCGTGGATCATTTTCAATTGCTTCAAGCTGCTGTTGCGTAAGCGCTTCAGCTGAAATAGTTTGCTTTCCGCTTGTGTGGGCAATGCCACCGCGACGGTAGCCCGTAGGCTGCGTGCAATGGACAATGATCGATGCAAGCGCAGTGAGCTTAAGGTTTTTAGCCATTTCATTATTACTCCTGGTTTAAAGTATGGGGCTATACAGCCCCGTACTTAATAGGGTTTTTATGGGGGTAGCTATTAAAGGTAATCAGCTACTAGCAGCTCTACACGGCCTTTAAGTTCGTTTGAGCTATTTGAATCAAGCTCACGCTCTAGCATGCGGGTTGCTAGCTTTTCCATGCTAGCAGGTACAACTAACATGGTTGGCTTAATACCCAACTTACGGCCACCGTCGGCAGTAAAGCTGCGCATTTTTTCGATGCTGTCCCATAGGTTATCTGGCGTTAATGCACGTTTATTAGCAAAGGCAAGCTGCCAAAAACCAAAGCCTGCGGCATCACGGCAATCAACGCCGTAACGGTATTCTTTGCGCGTGAATACGGCTTCGTCGTCCATTTTTGTCATGGCAAGCAAGTTAGGCTTTTTACGCTCTTGGAAAATGAGCGGCTTAAGCGCTTTTGAGGTATCGAGTACGTACCAAGCATCCCCTGTGTAATCAACATCAGCCGCCATATTTGCAGTAGAAACCGCTGTACCTGTGCCATCGACATTTGGGTAAACAGGGTGCTCTTCATCGAAATAGTTTTGCCCGTCGTAACACAGCGTTGTAAAACCTGCCGCTAATAACGGGAAAATCATTTCGTCTGGGTGAATAGCTGCGGCGTTACCCATTTCTTTAAAGATAGGTGAGTACACGCCTAGGTTATCGTCTTCAATGTCGTTGCGGTCTACGCCTACCGTTGACTCGTAATCGTCGTTGGTAATGGTGTACGCCTGCGATTTCATACTTTGAATATTTCGATCACCAATCCATTTAGCCAGGCTTGGGAACTTACCCAACCAGCCGTAGGTATTACTGGCCGATGTAGATTTAATTACACTGGCAATTTTATTAAATTGCGGCATTGCTTCTGATTTACCTTGTTCAAACTCGGTTTTAAAACCAGTAAACAACGCGGTTAAAAGTGCGGGGGTCACTAAAGCCATTATTTTTGCTCCTGTTTAGCTTTTGCATAAGCCGTGTGCGATAGACCTAACTGGTCTGCTGCATACTTTTCGTCTGCGGTGAGTGCTGCTAAGCCGTCTTGGTTTTGCTCTGGCTTAGGTGCGTGAGTGGTTTGCTGAGCCGTTAAGCTTGCAATAGGTGAACGGGCATCTAACACCGCTTTTAACGCAGCAATGCCTTGCTGATTACCTAAGTTAGTTAGGTACTCTTCTTCGCTTGTGATCACGCGGCCATCTTGTTTGGCTTTGTTAATTTCTTGCTCAACGGTTTGCGTTGCGCTGGTGCTTTTAAGGGCCACCATTTCAGTGTGCAATGCGTTGTAGGTTTCAACTGGCACGTACTTAGCTAAATTAACCTCTGAATCTGGGCTGTTGGCTTTTAGTGCGGCAACGGCATCGTTGGCGGTACTTAACTGGTTTGTTAGCGTATCGGCTTCGTCGGCCTTGGCCTTTAAAGCAGTGAGCGCTGTTGTTGCTTGGGTGTAGTCTGCATCGGTGATTTTGTCACCATCCACAGTAATACCTAGCAAGCTCAGCAATTTTTGAGCTGCATTCATGGTGTTTTCTCCATTGTTAACATGGGTTTTAGAAGCTTTTAAAACCGCTACTTTGTCCATACCGTCTACCGCTGGGTCGTTGGTAAGGGCAAAGTGGCGTAATTTGGTTGGGCGGCCTGTTTGTTTGTCGTAATGAAAAACAGGGCTTATAAAGCGGTATTCGTCGTTTTTTAGGTGTGCGCGTGCGCTAGGTGTCCAGCGTACATTAAGGGCATAAAGCCCCTCGCCTGGCACATACTCTAAATCGCTTGGGTTAAACCAACCACTTGCTGGCGCTGGCTTGCCGTTTTCTTCGGCGTGTAAGGTTTGGTGCTCGTAGTCAAAATGGTAATCGTTAGTGCGGGTGCTAGCTGTGCTCTTTAACAGCTCAAATGCAGCTTGGTCTAGTAACCAGGCATTAGCAGGCACATCGAATGGACGGCCATCGTGCGAGTTAAAATAGCCATCTGGCATAACCATTACGCGCTCGCTGATACCTTGCTCGTTAATTTCGCTTGCAAAGCGGCACGCAGCAAAGCCTAGGTCTACTGGTTTGTTTGCTGATAAAACAGCAAGTCCTATCGTGGTTTCAAGTAAGCTTTTTTTAGTAAATGGTTTTTTCATGGCTGAGCACAGTTTGAATAATCTGTGCTCAGTATGGGATTAGATGTGTGTATGTTGGCCGTGCGGTGTTTCGGGAATTTATAAGGGGTATTTACAGGCTAAAAAGAGGAATTTGATTTATCACAGTAAAACACGGTCCAATATTAGCAATACAACCCTGTTTAAACACTGTTTAAAATCGCCTGTAAGCGATTATTGTAAATTAAACGCCACATTGTCAAGGCTTGACAAGTTAAGGCGCTTAGACTTCATTCTACGCGCTTGTAATTTATTTTTAAATCAAAAACTCGCTTAAAATTTCAATTACTTCAGCTTCATCTTCCTCTGACAAACCTAAAAACGGTCTTGCTGGTATTGCAGCTAGGCGGGGGATCATATCGGCGG